AGCTTACTTAGGACCGCCTCGTCTACCTTGGCATCACCGCTATTCGTGAACTCCTTGGGCTTCCAACCGTATTTCTTTTGTAGGCAGTACTGAATGTGCTTACGGCTACTTGGGTTGAACTCCACGACCTTGACCTTAGTAAACGGCTCGTCTTTGACATAACCTAAAGTCTTGTTGTCTCTCTTTGGTAGGAACTCAGTGTGTACTTCCCACGGCTCAAACAGCACAGCCAGTTCACGTTCTAGGTCGGACCGTTTCTGCGCCAGGTCGGCATAAAGCGCACCAGCTGCTTCAGTGTCAAAGGTCCAACCATTGTTGCCGATACGGTCACACACATCGGCCATTGAGTGCTCAAGTTCAATAGAGCGTTGGCTGAATATCTGACCATCGACCATGAGCTTCTTGTAGAGCAGGTAGGTGACTGTTACATCCTGTGTACAGTAGACCAGCATGTCATCATTCAGCTCCTCCCAGCCTCCGTCATAGTCACCTTTCATGGTGCCCATTCGTATGCCCCAGGCTTTAAGTGAATGCCTCCCCCATAGGTTATTAGGCAGGGCCTCATAGGTGTCCATTCCAATAATGGAGCGTAGGTTTTGTACGGAGTCCTCTGATAATAGGTCGGCATGAAATAGCTGAGAGAGCACTAGGGTGTCTGTGACTTTGCCTTGGTAGGTCCACTCTGGGTACACCTTCTTAATAGCGTGAAGGTCAAATCCAATGATGTTGTGACCGATGATCTCATCGGCTTTAGACAGTCTCTCAAGTTGACCGGGTATGTCCTTACCGTAATAGACCTCAGCACCTTCGTTACTCTCAGTGTCTAAGATACCGATGCAGTGGATGGTGTCCAACTGGTCCAGTAGGCCGTTTGTCTCCAAATCAAAGATCAGTGGCATGACGGCAACTCCATTTGCGGTGAGCTACTTAGGACACTAGGTACATAAGGATTACGCTTTGACGTAAGGGTTCTGGTCCTGAAGAATTTAGCCCGGTTAGGGAACTGGAGTTGATACAACCTAGAGTAGTAGGGTCGATGGTTATTGTTTAACTTAAAGCCAAGATCGTCATTGGTCTCAATGTCTTGGTGCCAGCGTATGCGCTCAAAAATAGCATAAGCAGAGTAGTGACTTCTGCCTGACTTAAAGGCTGCATTACAGTACTTTTTAAACAGCTCGTAAACGTGGGGGTTGGCCTGGTGAAACTCCAGGAAGTTCTCTTCATGATTTGTCATAATAAATATCCTCTCTATTTAAAATTTAGAATCCATATCCGAAATCTCTAACAAACGAGATTGGGATCTGTGGTACTTGAGTCGGCCAGCAAAACCTACCTGGCCAGTGAAACGATTCTTGAGCACAACGATTTCACGAGTGTCATCGCTTGGGTCCTCAGCGTTAACCTGGAGACCAATACACTGGTCTGCCAACTGAGCAATTGAGTGAGATCCTCGGAGCTGTGATAGCTCGACCTTGGCACCTGCTTCGTGGCCAATGCCTTGGGGTCTCTTTAAGTGAGATACCAGGAACAGGGTGATACCTAGCTCCTGAACAGTGGTCCTAAGTTTGTGCATGATTAGGTCAATGAGTCTTCTCTCATCGGATACCTCACCAGTAAGACCTGAGACCAGGATGCTGATGTGGTCAAGGATGATGTGCTGGCACCCAGTCGCTCGGACCATGTACTGAATCCGATTAACGACAACGTCTAGGCTTGAGCTACCGAAGTGATCCCAGAGTTCGATGTCTGTATCTTTGAGTAGGTCATCATGGCTTTTCTCAATCTCTTCCCTGGTAGCAAGATCAGCCTGCTGCACAAAGTTAGTGTTCATGTGAACAGCAATTAGTCCCTGAACTGTTCGTTTGTTGGTTTCTTCGAGCATGAGCATCCCAACCTTCTGACCAGACTGCTGTAACGCATAGGCAATCTCAGTGACGAAGGTAGACTTACCAACACCACTACCTGCACATATAGTGACCAGGGTGGCAGGGCGTATGCCCTTGGTAATCTCATTTAACTTTTTGAAGGGGTAGGCAATAGTGGACAGCTCGTCTTTCTCACCAATGATGTCTCTGAGTGAACTGGCACTGACAATACCTTCAGGCTTCCACTCTTTGGCTCTCCAAATTGCATTGATGATTTCTTTTTCTAGGCCCTTCTTAAGGCACTCATTGGCATCTTTCTCTGGAAGGGTGGCTATCTTTACTCGTCCTACTGGTAGAGCCTCGGCGCAGTCCAATGCAGCTTTCTGACCAGCGTCATCCTGGTCGAACATCAAGACTATTTCCTCGAACTCAAGGAGGTAGTCCCAGGCTTTAATAAGGGCCTTCTTACCGCTTTGAGCGCCTAGGGGTAGACCAACAGTAGGCCACTTATTACCTTGGACCTGGGACACGGTACAGGTGTCTATCTCGCCTTCGCAGATCACTATCTTACGTCCACTGGTCCACAGGTGCTGACCAAATAACTGCATGTCTTTGCCGTCACCAAGGATCTTAAAGTTCTTGTCGGCATCTCTAATTTTCTGGGCTGATACCTGGCCTGAGTCATTGCGGTAGTTAGCAATCTGTACCGGGCGTTTCCCATCAAAACCGATCTGGTAGTCAAACTTTCTACAGGTTTCTTCTGTTAGACCTCGGGCGGGTAATGCAGCATAAGTGCCTGCCAGTAGTCCTGAGTTTACTTTTGTCTGTGGTCTTACAGTGGTGCCATCAGCTGACTCATAATGCTCGCAACCGAAACACCAAGTCGAGTCATCGGAGTACAGGGCGTTGTTGTCTTTTGATCCGCACTTGTCGCACGGTATATGTTTAATAAATGTGTTCTCGGTGGAACTCTGCGGAGCTTCCATTCATTTCCCCTCAAAAATTAATAAAAAAGGCCACCCGGTTAAGGGCAGCCCTGCTGGACAAACCATTCGTCAGGAATCGTTTTGTGAGCCCACTGCAGTCGATGCTTGTCGCAGAAACTGGCGTAGGTACTTTTCGATCCTTTATATAGCTTGTTGTTGGCGTTGCTGAAGACAAAACGAATGTCGATCTCAGGGTGCTGCTCTTTGATTAACAGGTGTTTCTGCCGATCCTTTACATCCCAGATACCTTTCGTTTCCACATAAAAAAAGCCACCCTCTTTGGGCAGCTTAAAATCAGGAGTGTACTTACTCTGACGTGGCGGAACGTGGTAACTGATCTTGTCAGTCTCGTAGTGGACCTCTAGGCCAGCAGTTGTTATCTGCTTGCTGATCTTATCTTCAAGACCGCTACGGTAACCATGCTTGATACCGTTAGAAACGGTCAGCCGCTGTTGCTGGTGCTTGCTCCACTTCATCCGTTATTACCTCATTAGGTTCTTCCATTAAGTCATTGGCGGTAAATCCACCTTCGACAGAATTAAAGCCTGTGGCATCTGCACCGCCACCCTGCGAGGCACCCACTGGGGTAATGATCTGTACCCTGGTGAGCTGGAGTGATACGCCGCTGGTACCAGAAACGGTGTAAGGTGAAGCGTAGCCACCAACTCTAATTACACTGCCACCAAAGAGTTGTGGTATTTGACCGCCAAATATTTCTTGGCCCGAAGCATCAAAGAATGCAGGGGCATACTTGGACTTCACTTTTAAAATGCATTCGCCAGTGTCTTCGTCTAAGGCAAAAGGCATTCTGGCTTTGTCAGCCTTGTCGCCAAATTCCTGCCTAGCAGAATCTACAATTAACTTAATGATTGCTTTGGAATCCTCCATGACTAAATTAGTTTTGTATTTAGGCTCACCACCAAATGCGGTATCAGGTTTGTTAAGCCACGGGTACTGGGCACGTCCTACGTCAGTTGTAAATGCCACTCGATTATTTTGAGCCATTAGTGCTCTCCTTCGGTTTAGTTGTTGGGTTATCAGTTGGGTCTAGGTGTATACCTAGTTTTTTTGCTTCGGTTATAAGTGCCTGGGGTAGTTGTTTGTTCTGAGATCGCAGTAGTTCCAACATTCCATAAACACGTTCGCGGGGATGCATTGGTGATTTTTCCTTTTTAGTATCTCTAAGGGTGGACACTTCTCGCAGGCACAAAAAAAGGCCATGCTTTCACATGACCTTGGCGCTGCTTTCTGTATCTATTTCTGGGCTTTTTTCTTTTCCTCTTCCCCTAATTGCTTTTCTTTTTTAATGGGTGGCTTACCAAATATCTTATCGAAGTTTGCGGCAAACGCAGCTTCATTGGTCGGCCTTCTGTTAGAGCCTTTACTCATAGGTGCCTCTTATTTCAGTTATGCAAAGCAGTACTCCGACTCAAGAATTTTCCATAAATCAAGGTTGCCTTTTTTTGGAATCGTGACGTTCAGTGAGTCACGCCCTGCAGTGCTTAGTTGTTGATTAGCTTCGTCAAGAAACTTTTGATACATACAGAACCCGTCATACATTTCAATAAACGCAAGCCTGACTGCGCCGTAGACTAAATCGGTTTCTGCAGGCGTTGCTGCAAAGGAATCATGAATTAAGAAAAAGTCCACAACACCTTGCTCTTTCAGCAGCAACACTGTTTTCATCAAATGTGAGCTGTCCATACTATGGATTACATTCGGACTAATCGATGACTTGGACTTGCGCTTTTTAATCTTTGTTTTGGAACGCTCGCGCACGGTTATCTGCATACGCTTCTCAACATGGGTTGCACGGTCATGCAGGAATAGCTTGACCTTCTTCATGTCAAAATCAGTATACTTTTGGTAAGCAATGAACCCGGTTGGCGTTGTCCACCGCACTGGTTTACCTTCGTGGGCCAAAGCTCCTGCAATCGCCTTAAAGAACTCCATGCCGTCTGCTGCTGACCTTATCACCTGGCGAATGCTGTCCATGTTGATTTGCGCGAGATATCGGGCAGCCTGGGCATTCTCGTAAGTAGTTTCCCCAAAAGGGTGTACCTTAAGCTGACCTCTAAGCACGAGGGTCGCCAAAGGGACCATGACATCGGCTTCAAGCTGCTCACCGAAACCATAAACAACAGCTGAGTAGGCGTAGGTCATTGTGTTTCTCTTACACACTTTCCGCGTCACGCCGTATTTTAACCACGCTTTGGCAAAGACTTGGTGCTCGTCCTCCACCTGTGCGTCAGCAGTCACCTTAGCGAGGACTAGGTCAGCCACACTTTGATAGACATCTTGTGGGCTTTCACTAGGCGTAAGGTTTACCAAGGCTCCGTCC